CTGCCAGTATAATCTTTTACATCAGATGTTTTTAACTTATTAAATACTACCTTTGTACCATCAGTCTTAACTGGTTTTGTTGAAATTAAATCTGCTACTGATGTTTTTCTGAATTCTGAAATTACTGCTGCTTCCCATAATACTTTTTTAAATGAATCTATTGCCATAATTTTTGGCCTCCTGTAAATTTAAATATTGTAGGCATTTTTCTTTAATGACTAATTCAACCTTTTAAAAAGTCAGTAATAATCAACTCTTCCCAAAGATGGGAAATGTAAAAAAGTACATAAAAAAAAGACTATAAGCACTTATTACTCATAATCTTTCTTACTTTTCATTATTAAAAAATTCCATTGCATCCTCTAAAGTTAAGTTATCATTATTTAATAATCCCTCATATGTTTTAGAAGCTACTGGAGTTGTTCCTATTGGTGGTTTATAACCATTATTTAATTTTTCTGATACTTGAGAATTAATATAGTTTTTCATACTATCTTCAAAAAGTTCTATATTAGCTGTTGTAGTTTCTTCATCATCACCTAATACAAAATCAATTAACTTAGATGGTATTTTTTTATCTATTAATGTATCTTTAAACTTAGCTACCATTTCAGCTCTTGCTTTTTCCTTTTCCATAGCATCTAACTTTTGTTGCAATTCTCTAATTGCTTTAGCTTCTGGAGTTTCAGTTTCTCCAGTTCTTTTTAATATTTCTGCTTCAATTAACTTAGGCATGGATTTTTTCTTAAAGCTCTCTATCCCTTTAGTTACTTTTCCATCTACTAAACTTTGAATATCTTTATTACTTGCAAGTAATTCATTAAAACCATTAGCATCTAATGGCTTTGCAAAACCATTATTTAATATTATTTCATCTATTTCTGAATTTTCTTCAACTTCATTTATTAATTCTAAGAGTTCTTTCTTTAACATATTTCAAACCTACTTTCCCTAATTAGTTCTTTATGCCCTAATCAGTTTTTAAAAATTTACTATATTTGATTTTATTTAAATTAATTCACCTTTTTTTATTGTTTTCTAGGAAAATTGTTTTTTTTATTTAATATTTAAATATGAAAAAGAATTTTTAAATGTGGAGGTATTACTTATATGGATACAAACAAAAATAATATAATTACAAGCGTAATTATTACTGTGATTGGTGGATTAATTTTAAATAAAAATACATGGTACATGCTAAGTGAACTTTGTACTTTAATAGCTTCTTTTTTAACTTCTTAACATAGTTAAGCGTACTTATTTATTAGGTACGCTTTAAATTCCATTTATTATAACTTTCATAATTAATCATCTGTTTGCTTATATTATCTATTCTCGTACTTGGTCTATAATCCTTATTAGGCAATAAAATATAAGTGCATCTATCATTTACATGTCGTGGTAGTTCTGGCCTATTATCGTTAATACCAAATACTTTTCCATCATCAGCAGCACATTTTCCACATGTTTTATTATCTAAAGTAGCACTATATAATAAATGCTCTCCATCATTATCAATAAAGAATTGTTCATTTGCTGCATTTTGAACTCTTGCTACTTCATTTCTTACTAATCTTGTTGAATATATTTTATTTACTTCAAAATCTCTTCTTATTTGCTTTTCAATATTATTAAGATTAATTTCACCTTTTAAAAACTTACCTACACTAGCTTTTACTTTCTTAGCTACTTCATTTTTATTTTGCCAGATTCTACTACTGTAGTTTTTTCCCTTGATGGTATGATTAAGGATTCTCTTTAAGTTTTTATTACTTATTTTCTTTAAAGTAAAATCTATTCCTAAGCTTAATAAATAACCATTACTATTATATTTATCTTGAATTTGTTCTATTAATTCATTTTTTAAGCGTGTGTTTTCTTCCTCATACTCATCTTTGAATAAATTCTGTATCTTTTTATATAAGTCCACTTTTATTCTTTTCTCTTCTATGAGTGTTAGGTTTAAAGCATCATTCTTGATGTTATATTTAAGCATTATTTTAGCTATTTCATCTAAAATCTTTTCAGAAGCTATACTTTGATATTTTAATATCTCCATTAAAGTTTTATCACCTTTGTTATAAAGATCTTGAGCTATATTTATATAGTTTTTTACAAAAAATTGCTGTTCTTTATTAAGTTTATCAAACCCTTTAATGTCTTCATTAATTCTTAGCTTGTCCATATTATTCACCACTTGCTAAACCATTTATCATATTTTCTTTTTCTTCTAATTCAGCTTTCGCTTTCTCAAGTTCTTGCTTTGGATTATTTATAAAGCTTAATTGAGCTAATCCAGTTTCAGCACTTAATATGCCCTGTGGTACCAATTTATTTATTATGTCAGTTGTTGATGCATCATCACTTGGAACGTTAAGTGTATATTTGATTCCTACTTTACTTTTATCTAATTCTTTTCCATATAACTTATTTAAAGCTATAAACATACAGCTTAATCTATATCTTATGGCCTTTGTCATACAGTTTTGTTGGATATTAACTTTATTTCTTAATGCAATTATTCTAGTCATAAGTGCTACACCAGATGTATTTGAACTTTGCTGCTCATTTAAGTTTATATGTTGAGATAATTGATATACTGTATCTTGTAATATGGTAAATAACTTATTATGGATCTCTGGATTTATTGATTTTACTAAATATTCTGCTTTAGCTTCTACTTCCTTAGAATCTTCTATTAATAATATTCCATTATCTCTAAAGTTACCTATAATAGTTTCTGCTATTTCCTTAACTGTAGGAGCTGCTTCTGGATTATCTTTTAATCCTTCTATTTCTTCTGAATCAAGTCCCATATTCTTTAATATTAAGTAACTTAACCTGCTATCCCCTATTTCATTAGTAAAATCAGATAAAACATTCTCAATATTATCTTGTAAAGCCTTTAAATCAGTAAAAAGAGTATTATATATTCCATCAATTAAGCAACAATATGAGATTGGACAACATCCAAAGTAATGATCTTTTTCATCGAGGATATTAAAATCCTTATCAAGTTTATAAATCTTATAACTATCAAAATACTCTATATATTCTATTTCATCTACTTTATATACATATATGGAATCTATTACTTGTCCTTCTGCATCAAGATTTACATAACAATTTAATGGATTTAGTTCTTTTATCTTAAATGCATTATTATTGATATAATAAAGCTCCATAGCTGAACCAAATACAAGTAGATTTTTCATCAATTCAGAATCAACATTACTATTGCTATTCATAACATTATTTATTATTTTAACTTCTAAATTATCTTCTGGATTTTCTATATTATTTAAAATCTCCTGTAGACTTAATTCCCTAGTATAAGTAATTGGATTTCCTGTAGCAAATGCTACTTCTTCATTTATAAATTTCTTTATGAAATTGGCTTTAATTACTCTGTTATTACCTATCTTACTTTTCTTATAAGTATTTTCTATATCTGTTTTTCCTGTGTAATAGTCCCACATCTTTTGATACTTTGAACTTAATTCATCTTGCCATTTTTTATACATACTCTTTAGTTTCTCTAGCTCCATTTACTCACCTACTTTCTTATAGTAAATCCCTACGTAAAAATGTTACTGTAGGTTTATTTCTTATCTTTATGTTATCTAACCTGTTAACACATTCTGCTGTGATATCTGTACTATCATCATGCTGCGTATAAGCTTGGCCTTGAAAGTCTAATATTAAATCTATAAATTCCTTATTATTATCTACAAATATTACTTGTCCATTATTAACTGGATCTATAATAGTGGATATCTTTTCATCCTTATTCTTTCTCTGCATCTCATTTATAAATATAAGAGTTCGTTTCTTTAATATAGGATGCTTTGATATTAATTCTTTTATCTTAACAACATCTGCCCCTTGATAAGTATTCTTTTCAATATAAACATGTGTTATATCTGGATAAGCTATTAATACATCAATTACTTTTTGGCAATAATCATTAAATTCTAACTTATCAAGAACTAACTCTCTCATGTATTTAAAACCATTTGTAGCTAATGAACCTACTACCATTGCTGTAAAGTCAGATTTCTTTTTAGTTGTTGATGCTGGATCTATACAAAACATTGTCTTTATAAACTTATGCTCCTCAATCTCTTCTTTAGATTTAGTCAATATAGACTTAAACCATTTCTCACCTATAGATGTAGCATCATTCATTAATTCACTCATAAAAGATAATCTGTTTTCCCAATATGGAATAGCTAGATCTTTAAAACAGTCCCACTTTTCACCCCATAATACATTAAATCGCATTTCTTCTTCATGCTGCTTATAATACTTTTCTGCTTCCTTCTTACTATCTTCTAATGAATCATTAAAGTATATTTTTTTACATTTACGCCATAAATCAGAATTAAATATATCATCTACAGTTTGGCCTTCTTCTAATATAATTGCTCTTTTTAGAATAGTATGATAATCTCTATTTCTACTTAGCCTACTCATTAAACAATCTATATGTAGGACAGTTCCTATACTAACTATCTTAGTAGCAGCTTTTATTTTCTTTCCTTTTCTGTAAACAGCTTTATCTCCAACCTGTTCTATTTCTTTAGTCCATCTATTATATTTTTTCTCTCTTGTTTCTTCTGTTAATATGTCTTTTTCGTCTTGGTAGTCATCAGCTATTACTGTTGCAGGTCTTATTCCTTTAAAGTTAGCTCCCCTTACAGATGATGCTGAACCTACAGCTCTTATATACATTCCATTAGTAAACTCTATTTCATTAGAGTTTACTTTAAATTTCTTCTTATCTATAAGTTTTCCAAATGTAGATATTATTCTTTGATTCTCATTAAAGACTTTCTTTATACTATCTACAAATTGAGTAGCATCATCATCTTTCTTAGCTCCTATTAATGTGAATTTAGATTTCTTATAGCATACTAACCATATTGAGATAGCTAAATCAAAAATTGTAGTCTTTGCAAATCCTCTAGGACAGATAATGTTCAACTTATCATATTCATCTTGAATAAAACACTCATTAGCTACTTGCCATAATTCGTAATGATCTTTTGATAACTCTCTAGCTTCATTGCTATCTTTAACTACAAAGATATCCTGTAAAAAATACAAACAAAAAAAGGCTATGTCTATTTCACCTAAAGCCTTTGCCAAAACATTTATATTATTATTTTTTAATAGCTTAATAGCTGTATCTTCGCCATAATGCTTTATCAAATATTTTTTTAAGATATAAACATCATATAAATTATTATTATCAAATTCTAAACCATCATAATATATCATATTTTTGCAGCAGCTCCTTTCATTTGTTTAAATTTTACTGAGAAATTTTCTATAGCTTACTGCCATCTTTTATTCTTCTATCCCAAAACAGAACCACCCACCCCAACATAATAAGATGGAAAATTTAATAAAGTACCCAAAGTTCTATATAATATATATTAAGGTTTGGGTGTTTTATTATTTTTTCCACTATTACAATTATTAAGTTATTATAGTTATTTTAATATGGAGTTTTTAAGATAATACCCTTAACTCCATATTATTAATATTAAGATTGTGGTATCTTCTTAAAATTTCTCTTATACATAAATAATATAATAACTTCGCTAAATCCACGTTTCACGAAGTTATGTTAAATAGTCCTTAGCCATTGATATTACTAACTTTGATACGATTTTATACTATTCTAATGTAGTTGTTATAATCTTTTATACATTATATTTTGAATAATAATACATATAATAGCTATTTATACATCAGTTATTCAATTATTATACGTTATTTAGCTTTTGATGTTATATCTATAATATTATCAACTTCATTAAGCAAATCATTTATATTAACTTCTTTTTCTTCTTCTTTATTATTTGAGTTCGTTTCTATTTTTGCTGTAGCTTTACCTAAAACATGCTCTACATAAAAACTACTTGCATTTAATCTCACAGCATCACTTGAACTATTTAAAGCTAAATCTGATATATTATTAAGATGTAATTCTAACTCACATAACATTTTATCCATACCTTTTGATTTTATTTCCTGTTTACGTTTGTTTAGCTCGTTATTAAAATCCTTATCTTTTAACCAATTGTAAATTGATGCTCTACTTACATTTAGAATCTTAGCTATATCAGTTATGTTCTTACCTTCTATTATTAAGTCAATACATTTAAAATGTTTCTCTGCTAATATCATTTTTATATTCACCTCCTTTGCACATTTACATTTTAAGCAACGATTTTTACGCTTCTTAAAATATTACTTTATATAAGTGAAAATAGCGGCCTTTTTGGAGCTATAGTAAAAATTAATACATTAAAGGAAAATATAATTAAATACCCCAACCTCTATATAATATATATTAAGGTTTTGGTGTTATCTTAATTTTTCCCATGTAAAGTATTTAATTTAATATCACTTTTATATTCTGGTGGATAAAATCAAGTAACTCATTTACCATCTTTGTTTTTTACTTTTCATTTTAAATCTTTAGTTTTTGGATAATTAAAATTTAAATCTACAGCAGCTTCTTTTAATAACTTCTTTTTTAGTCTTTTATTACATAAAAAATAGATATACTTTAATTGCATACCTTTATAATGTTTAATACCATATTTATTTAACTGTTTTAATGTTGGCCTAACTGTTATTCTAGGATCATTTTCTAATCCAAACAATTTTTTAGTTTGTCTAGGATGTATCTTTATTCCATTATATAAATACATATCTGTATTACTGTAACTAGCATAATAAAAATTTGCTGCTTGATATACATAACCTGCTTTACCTAACATACCATCAGCCCATGTAAATAATACTTTAACTTCTGGATAATTTTCTCTTATATATTTAATTAACTGTGACAGCATTTGAGATTCCGAGTTTTTAGGCATTGAATCTAACATACACATGCGTCCAATTTCTAAATAATCTTTAGTATCTAATGTAGGAAATATTTTCTTTATAGTATGTTTTGGTCTTGTTCCATAACCTAAAGTTACTACTCCTACTAATGTATTATTTAAAAAGAATCCTATGTAATGTTTATTAATTTTAGGTAAAGTATTAGAATAATGGTACCTTACTATCATATCTAAAGATGCTTCTTTATCTATTTCTTTTATAGTATATTTAAACATAATATTACCATCCTATCAGCTTTTTCTACTCTTCCCTTTTGTGGGAACTGTATTATTTTATACTTTTTCTAGCTTATAATATAAAAAAGGGCAACTATAAAAGCCGCCCTAATAATATAAATAAAACAATAAAGGAGTGTTTAAATAAGTAAACAAAACTAGTTATAAACTAGAAAAAATATAAAGGAGAAATAAGAAAAGACTAGACTTTTGCACCAACTACTATAGCAGGTGTTCTAGCCTAATCTTTAGGAATTATCCTTACATATACATATACGGTACCTTGATTACGTTTTTTGAGCTAAAAAGTAAATTTCTTAAAATAATAATTCATCAAGTTCAACTTCTTCTCTTAAATCATTAAATTTATCTGCATAAGTTTCAACTACTTCTCTACCTAAAATTTTATTACAGTTTTCTTTATTAAATTCTGCTGCATTTGTCCAATTATAAGATCCAGTTAATACTACTTTTAAATCTATTACACAAAATTTATGATGCATAAGATTTGATTTATACAGCCCAAATTTCTTCATTTTATATGTTTCAAAAACATCATAGTTTAAACCTTGCTTTTTATTAATCTCATCATCCAATACTACTAATTTAATAGTTACGCCTTGATTCTTTTTAGCAAGTAAAGCATTATAAATTTTTTTATTAGTAAACCATGCCATAGCAATATGAATTATATATTTAGCTTTATCTATTTCATCTATAATCATTTTTTCAATATCTTCAAATTTTATTTCTAATTCTACAGATTCTTCATCTGGTAAAATATCACCAAATATAAAACATTTATTATTTTCATCTAGCTTTATTTCATAACCATCATATTTTATAATTGTATTTATTTTTTCTATAGTCTTACTATTATTAACTGGTTCATAATCAAACTCTAAACCAATAAAATTTCTATTATCAACCAGTTTTAATATAACTTTTTCCATTTTTTTAGTTCCATTAAGTTCATTTAACTTGCTTAAAGTATATTTTTTTCTACTCATTTTAAAACCTGTAAAAATCTCATTATAAATTTCTCTGAATCCAAACTCTCCAAAGAACTTAACTAAATCTGGGCCAGATCTATATATTAATCCTTTCTTTAACCTTTCATCTCCGTTAATAATATCTACTAATTTATCTAAAGAAAATCCATCTAACTTCATAAAACCACTCCTTTAAATATATATTAACATTTAATTCCTATTTCTTCTATTCTATTTAATAGCTCATATTTTTTATTTTCTATAACTAAAAGAATCTTTATTATTAAATTTAAAGGTAAAGTAGCTGTTATATCGTTATAGAATGAAGTTATCTCTTTTAACTCTGCAAATGTAAATAATTCTGAATAAATTAGCTCATTAACTATAGGAATATCTAAGTTAGATTTTAAATTCTGAAAAAAGTTCTTACTATTTATACTTTCAAGAATATTAACTTGATTTATTAAATCAATTTTCTTAATATTGCTTGTACTATACTCATTCATGTTGAGGTATTTTAAAACTCTCTTAGTTATATTTTTTCTGAAATCAAAATTTTGTTTATCAGTATAATTTATCATATCATTTTGTAAATATTGCATTTGTTTATTAGTTAAGAATTTATGTCCATTCTCTTTTAATCATGCTATGAAATTAGAATAACTTCCATAACTAATAGAATCTATGTTTAATTTATCAGCGATTTGTTCTTCTGAATAATTCCCCTTAATAACATCAGTAAAGAATACTTCTTCAATAGATTTTTCTTTATCAACATTAGTTACTTTATATTTATCCTTAACAGCCCCTACAGCTCTTATATTTAAGTAAGTAAAATATTTTGCAGCTAATTCATTATTTTCTTTTTTTATAGCTTCTAATAATTCTTCTAAGCTAGTTTCCATATTTGCTAAAAATACTGGAGTTACTTCTCACACGGCTAATAGTAATTCTTGTATAATATCATCCTTTTCTTTAGTAGCATTATCTACGCTTATTAATGCATTACTAACATTTTTGTATATATTATTTATTCTAGGATCTTTTATTTTTAAGTTTAAACCATCAATAAGCCCGCCTTTTTCATTTTTTTCTTTATTTCTTTCTTCTATAAATACATTTATTAATCTTTCCATTATTATAGCTCCTTTTTTTATAATTAATATAGTTTTGCTCTTATTTTTAATATATGCTTTATGTTTAACCCAAGTCGCTTTTAATTAATTTCTTTTAAAACTTTTATAGCCTGTAGTTTTATCTCTTTGGATGTATTTTTATTACCTAATATGTCAGCCATTAATTCACCTGTTTTTTCCAGTTTTTTATTATAATTAACATTAATATTTGCAACTGTAATATTGCTTATAGCTATAGCTCCTGATGCTATTGCCATTGGTAAAAATATTGATAGTTCCATATGTTTATATCTCCTTTAAAAATAAATATAGTGTAGGCTATTATTAACTTACACCGCCTACACTATACTATTACCTATATATTAAGCTATTTACACAACTCTCTCTCTTATACAGAAAAATATTTTACCTTCTTCATATTTTTCTACTATTTCGTTTGTATCACACATTTTTAAATGAAATTTTCTATCATCTACGCCATAATAATTAGCTAATGCATCAAAGAAGCTTTTATGGAAGTTACTACAATCAAATTTTGCTTTGTGGTTAAAGTAAAGGAAAATATCTACTTCATTATAAAAATTAATATTTAGTTTCTCCTGCTTATCCATTTCTGTTTTAAAATCTTCTAATCAATTTTTATATGCTTTAGTTTTAGTAAGTAATGGCTTTCCATTAAAATTTGTTCTTATAATTCCGTACTCTGTTACGTTTGGTTCATACATGCTATTAACGCTAAATCCATGTAATTCTAAACAATTGTATTCTTCTGCATTTGGTTCTAACTGGCCTATATAATCATATGCTTCATTAAGCTTTTTATTTTTATGTGCTAACCTTGCCCCATAACTTCTATTGCTTCTTTCAGTAATTTTCTTTTGGATCTTTTCTATTTCCTCCCCAACCATTAAAGCTAATGCTGTAGAACCATTATTTAAAGCTATTAATTTTCTTTCTTTTAAAGCAGCTACTATTTCTTTTTCTATCTTAATACGATCTGTAGCTGGTTTCTTGCTGTAATAATCCATACATTCTTTATATGCTTTTCATATCATTTCTACTGGAGTGTTTTTTAAAAATGTATTCTTTCTAAAAGATGGTGTAGCATATTTTATTAATAATTCCTGCTGCATATCTGTTATAGTTTCTTCTACATAAGCTCCATTTTTTCTTATTGATGGCAATACTTCTTTGCTTAGCCATTTTCTAAAATTTTTACACTTATCTGTTTTTGCTTCAAACATAAAGTCGTAGATCATTTCCTCGGTTAAATATTGTTGTACGCCTTGTACAACTGGCTCTATATCAGCGTTTTCTAAAGTTTTATTGATTCTTAATTTATGTGGATATTCTTTTCCTTTAGATTTAGTTACATATCCTAAAGCTTGTCCTACCCCATAAAGTTCAAATAATGGCTCGTCATTATCTCCCATTATCATATTTATATTTTTTCCTTCAAAGATTACTAATTTATTCATTGCATATTTCTCCTTTTTCTTATAAAAATATTTAGCATGTTTACATTAAAATATTACCTGCTTCTATAAGCTTATTAACATAGTTAACAAAAATATTTTTATGTATAACATCCCTTATCTTTAATATATGGATCATGTATATTAAATTTCATTTTTTTATAAAAAAAGTAAAAAAATAAACCAGATATTAATATACCTAGTTTATTTAACAATATTAAATTATGCAGCATTTTTATTATATAATTGGCATCCTTTTAATGGATAATTACTAAATAAGTGTACTGTAGCATTGGTTCTTAAAGTTCTAGCTCTCCCCACAGCTTGTACTAATTCGGATTCTATAAAATAAGCTTGTATTTCTCTTAATAATTCAACATTCTGGCCGCATCCATCCCAAAAAGTATTTAAACTAAATTCAAAACCGTTTTTTTTGATATTTATGAAATCGAATTGATTATCTTCTATTAATATATCTTTCTTTAATAATTTAGCCATTAATATATAACTTCTAGCATCAACATGTGGAGTTCCTGCTACTATTAGATCTTCCCCTTTATATTTATCTATTCCTGCACAGTTTCCAAAGTGTGCTATAGTGTTAAAACCTTCTTTTTTAAAGTTATGTTCTTTAGTTGCAAACGTAATTATATTATCAACTTCTGGAGCTTCTTTTCTAATTATTTCTATGTGTTTTTCCATATTATTATTTAATCCAGTTCTACTAAAGCTTTTATAATGTAATATAGTTTGTCCTTTTTCTTCTACTAAGCCTAAATCTTTAACAATTACGTTTCTATTTTTAAAAGCTTCTTTATAAACTTCTACATTAGCTGTAGCACTTAATATAATACATCTCTTATTAGGTAAATCTTTTATATAAGCTCCTAATACTTCCCCGTTATTATTAGCTTTAAAATATCTACATTTTAATAGTTGCTGTATATCTATTTTTATATTAGGATTTAATAAATTATTATGGTTATTAATTAAATATAATTGCTTTATTTCCTTTAAATTAACACATGTAATATTATTTTCTATTATTGCATCTGGTGTAATTTTTGCATTTGTTGCCAAAGTAGAAACGTGCTTTAATGTTGCTGCTAAATTGTTTAATCCTAACTTTTTAGCTTCAACTATAGCGTTATTTAGCTCTTTAAAATCTACATCCATTGTTTTAAAACATGTATTATAAAATACATCTTCATCAAAAATATATTTTTTTAGATTCTTGTTATTTAATAATAAAGCTTTATGGTGTGTGCATAGTATAGCTTTATCTGTTTTTTGTACTTCCGCATTTAATGCTTTATAAATATTTATAGCTTCTAAATCTTTTAAATATTTATCATTTGCTAAATTTGCAGCACATACTTTTAAATACGTATCTAAATATGCATTTGCTCCTCTATAATCTCCTATAGTTTGTAAAGTCTTAAATACTTCTAAAAATTCTTTATCATTTAAGCTTAATCCCTTGCAATATAAAGCATCTAGGTTTAATCTTTCTTGTATATCTTCCCCTAATTTATGGCTAGGGTACGCTATACAAGTGTTCTCTAATAAGTCTTTTAATTCTCCTAAAGCTGTAGTTTTTCCTATCCCTGTAGGGGCTTTTATAATAACTATATCGTTATTATTGTCCTTTTTTAAAGCATCTTCCATAAATTCTTTTAGCTTTATTTCCGCTTCTTCTAAGGTTATTCTTTTTTCTTCCATGTTAAGCTTTCTTATATTCCCCCTTTTATTATCTACAACATTAAGCATTAAACCCCTTTTAGCACAACTATTATAATAAGGGCAAAAATCTATACATTTTCTTGGAGAATACTTATATCTCCTACAGCTGCTAACGGTATTTATTTTATTAGCTGCTTTACTACCATAAGCATTATTAGCTTGTATAGCTTCTACTATTCTTTTTTCTGCACCTTCTACATTCCACATAGTACACGCTATACTAAATATTTCTTGGTGGCTTAATTTAAATCCATTAACTAGATCTGCCCATAATCTGCAATTATTTTCTAATTCTTTAAAATTAAAATTCTTTATACTTGTTTCAGTTTTAGTTTTAACTACATTTATATTAAATTTAGCTTTTATGTTTTTACTATTTGTACTGTTAATTAAGGTATTAACTTTATCTTCGCTCATGCTAAAATTAATGCCTATATTTTTGTTATAAATAACATTAGCTGTTTCTCCCTTCTGTAATAGCCTTACATCTAACAAGCCATTTATAAGATTTACTCCAGTTTTAGCCGCAAAGTTTTTAATAGCTCCGCTATAATTACTTCCTTTAGTATCTTTTAAATATTGTTGCACACTTAATATTAGATCCATTGGATTTATTGTAGCTTTAGCATTAAATTTATATAACTTTTGGCATCCGCCAAAGAAAGTTCTTGCTGCATCTATGCAGCTTTTATCTCTCTCTGGGAAAATCTCCATTAAAGCCATTATAACTAATCTTCTAACCCTTAAATCCTTAACAGTAGTAGGAACTTTAAATACTAATCTATATTTATTTAATTCTGGTGTGCTAGTAAAGCTAGGATATATAAATAATGGTTCTATGTTATATCTAACACATCTTTTATAAGCTTCTTCCATGCTTAGATATGGATATACTTTTTCTTTTTTACCATATTTATTATCTACATCTAAACAAAATACATCTTGTCCAATCCATGCATTATTTGTTTTACCTTCTAAAGCAGCAGCCTTAAAGGTTCTACCATTTAAAGCTACAGCTTCTGCAAAATCTTTAATATGGATTTTTACTATATTATTATTTAATCTATTCTGAATAGCTCCTATTTCTTTTCCGCTCGGCTTTTTATTATAACTAACACTATCTAAATTTAATCTTATTATGTTATTTAATTTTTTAATAGGATTAGTTAATAATTTAGGTAACTTATTAAAACGTTTTTTTACTATATTTTCTTTCTCTAATTTTTTTAATTCCGCTCTTTGCTTTTCTAATTTTACTTCTAAATTTGCTTTACTTTTTTTAATATTATAGTCAAATAAAGCTTCTGCTGCTTCCTGTGGAGTTAATGCTGTTTTAACTACTCCTAAGCCTTCTTTTATTTGTTTATTTAAATCATCTAATCATATTTTTTTCATTTTATTTCTCCTTTATTGTCTTATTTATATTTTATAAACTTTCTACTTTTTTAAGCATTGTTTACTTCTTCCATCCATCTTTCTTCTATTAATTCCGCCATAAGATCTCTTAAATTTAATTTTGTTTTGGCTAATAATTCATCTAATTTCTCATTTTCTTCTTCTGTTAATCTCATTTTTCGTTGTTTCATTTCCAAACTTTTTCCATCTCTGTGTGTTAATTTCTTTTTAATTATCAAAAATAACATCTCCTTTTATAGCAATCTTGGTACCAAGTTGTGTGGTATATAAAAAGCATTAACTTTGCCACCCACTTAATTATTACTATATGCTTTATGTTATATAACATTCACTTTTAAAAATTTTTTAAAAATATTTTTAGTACGTACTTTATATATTTTATTTATGTTAAGCTTAATATGTATGGTGTTACCCAAGATAAATGGGGTAAACAGTCTATATACCACACATATATTTTTTTACTCTGGAATTATAAATATTATCTTACTTTGTTCCCAGCTCAACTCTTTAAAACATATACATTAATTGCCTAAGCCTTAAAGTCTTACACATGTGCAAGTTATTTATTACCCTTCGTTATCAAAGCCGCAGCTTAATTTTCACCCGCTTTCGTCCCCTGAGGTAGTCCGTTCTAACTAAATGTTGCTTTAAATTAACTTTAGTGTTTTAATCTGTGCTATTGCCTAGTATTCTTGTTTCTTTAATATTTACGTTACAAGGCTACTCTTACTCTTTCTAGGTTGGCAACTTTTTTGCCGCTTTCATTTTTTCCTTGTTTTTCCGTTGTTGGTAATTACAATCCTATCATATATTTTTTTATTTGTCAAGTTTTTTATTGTTTATTTTTAATAATTCTTTTATTTTCTTTTAATGATAAATGTTATCTTTCATTAAGTATTTTAAGCTCTCACTATTAGTATATGTTAGGCTATTAGATAATCCAATTAATAAGCTATGTATTTCTTTGGCTTTTTCATTATTATAGTATATTGCCCATTCAGCAGCTAAAGCTCTCAAATCATTACTAGCCTTATCTATCATATCTAATAATCTTGAATTATTTACTATATCATCATAATTTACTGGATTATGTATTAAATTAGCATAAAAAACTAATTTTGAAATAGTTTTAGCTTTTAATTCTACTTTTTCTGTGTATTTATTTCTTATAAAGAATAATATTATATTAGTAATAGTTGTAATAGTAATTGTGATTAAAGTAATTATAAGAGTTTCATTAAAATTCATTATTATTTTACTCCTTTTATCCATATTTGTCATTTATAAGTTATATTATACCATTTATAATTAAATATTGAGGTGATTTCAATGATTAAAATGAAGTTACATATTTTATTAGCTGAGAGACATATGCAGCAAAAAGATTTAGTAAAGTTAACTGGTATAAGCAAAAATACTATTGGTGCATATTGTAATGAAACTAATAAACATATAGTTAAAGAACATTTGGATTTAATCTGTAAGACTCTTGGAGTTAAGGTTGAGGACATCGTTAAGTTTGTAGAAGATGAGTCTTAATAGCCTCCAAAAGATAGGATCTAGTTTAACTAGGTCTTATTTTTTTATATTATTAATTATATAATTA